TATCGGACCGGACACCACAAAAATTAGACATAAAACTTAATCGAGATGAGAAAAAAGCATATAAAGATGCGTATGAAACTATAAGCACTTCCGGCTTTGCTCCAGCTGAGTCTGATGATTATTTGTCTGAACCATCAAAGGCGTCAAAAGAACAAAAATACACTGAATTAACTACGATGTGTAAAACGCTAAAACAGCCACCGAAAGAGACAAAGGTGGTCGGAATGCCGCAGTCTGAGATTGACTTAACAGTTATACGTAGAGTAGCAGAAAATTATGATACATTTGAAGGGTTAGATAAAATACAAAAACCACGCAGAAAATTAACTCCTATGCCTCCTGCGATAAAAGATTCCGAGGAATCAGATGAGTATGCAAGTACTATTGTAGATGAAGATTCGGGGGATGAAGGTAGTGAAGAAGAAGAAGTTTTTGATATAGATAATAAGAAAAAAAGTTATTCAAAATTATCAAACAATTCATACGATGACGATGACGAAACAAAACCGCCTGTATTTAAAAAAGGTGGAACGAAACGAAAAAGAAGAGGATTGGTAACTACAAGAAGAGGATTGGTAACTACAAGAAGAGGATATATCCGTAAACCGAAACGAACTATGCAGAGGAAGAGATTGTGTAAAAAGAGGAAAACAATGAAAAGGTAAAGTAAATTTCAAAACACTCTCTTATAAAAAGTGTGTGTTTTTGGCCAAAAGTCATACAGCTTTTGCAAAATGGACATTTATAAATGTCCAAAATCAAAAAGCTGGAGAGAAATTGGGAAAGAAAAAAACACCCATTTTAGATTTTAAAATGGCTGCATAAAAATTCTTATGGTCTGACACCAAAAAAATAATTTGAAACTTTGTTAGCATATTTTTTACAGAAAATAAAAAAATTGAAATGAACAAATTGGACAAAAATGGACAAATTGGAATTATTAGCAACAAATGACAACAGAAATATTTTTTTACTTTTTGCGATTTTTTTGGAATGTAATATGTATTCGTAATAATATTTAAAAGGTGTAAAATAAGAGCATAACTTATTTTAGCAACATTGATATTGTCAAATTTAAATGATAATCAGGTTCGCACTGATTATCATGACATTTTAGTGTTATATTTAATTTAAATCATTAGTGTAATATTCTAAGGCAACCGGAAATTTAGGTTACTTTTATTTAGTGGAGAAATATAAGGTTATAAAAAGAGCCCTTGCTTTTACGGTGTTAAAAAATGAAAAATACCGTAACCGTCAAATTTGAAATTGCGACACGATTTTTTAAATTTAAAACAAAATTTGTTTTTTTATAAATAAATATGCGTGTATTTTTTTCTCCAAAAGTCATACAGCTTTTGCAAAATGGACATTTATAAATGTCCAAAATCAAAAAGCTGGAGAGAAATTGGGAAAGAAAAAAACACACATTTTAGATTTTGATTTGGCTGCATAAAAATTCTTATGCTCTGTCACCAAAAAAATAAGATAAAAAATTGTTAGCATAATTTTTTCAACAAAATAAGAAAACCGAAAATCGGAATGGACATTTTTGGACATTCTTACAAAGTCGGCAACAATTGACAACAGAAATATTTTTTATTATATGACCGAAAAACAACACATTGATATGATCTCATCTTTATATACATCATAAATAATTTTCACTTGGGTTATTTTTTAGCAACGCAATATTTACCTATTACCAAAATACGTAACACACATGTATTATGATCTTAATAATTTATAATAAAATACAATAATTCGCATTTAACTTATTTTGTACAACCAATTCTATTAAAAATATTTGAATTTAAAAAAATATTACAATATAATAAAACCAATATGTCAAATAAACCAATTGAATATTTTTGCGACTTGTGTAACTATTTAACAACTACAAAGGGTAGTTATAATCAACATCTGTTAACAAATAAACACAATCAAGCAAGTTTATTAAAAAAAATGTCAAATTCGCCATATAAATGTATTCATTGTGAAAAACCGTTTCAAGAACGTTCCGGACTTTGGAGGCACAAAAAAAAACATCACGCTCCCGAAAAAAACACTGGGCTTGATTGCGAAGTTATTGTTAATATAATAAAACAAAACACCGAATTCAAAGAACTATTAATGGAGCAGAACAAACAAAATCAAGAACTTCAGAAACAATTAATCGAAGTTTGTAAAGAAAACTCTACAGTAGTAACCAATAATATAAATACAACAAACAATAACCACAAAACATTTAATCTTAACTTTTTCTTAAACGAAACTTGTAAAGACGCAATGAATATTATGGACTTTGTGAATTCTCTCCAAATACAATTATCAGACTTGGAAAGTGTTGGAGAACTTGGTTTTGTCAATGGGTTATCCAAACTAATAATAAAAGGATTAAACGAATTGGATGAGAATGAAAGACCAGTTCATTGTAGTGATTTAAAGAGAGAAACGATGTACGTCAAGGATGAAAATAAGTGGGAAAAAGAGGACACCAACAACACCAAAATGAAAAAGGCTTTAAAGCGTATTGCTCACAAGAATAGTAAAATGATTCCTGTTTGGAAAGAAAAACATCCAGATTGTCGTTATAGTGCTTCGCACTTAAGTGACCAGTATAATCATATAATTTTAGAATCTATGGGCGGTTCTGGCGACAATGATGACGAAAAAGCTGGCAAAATAATTAAAAATATCTCCAAAGAAGTATTAATAAATAAAATATAATTAAAGGTAAAATCTTAGTATTCATTAATTAAAATAAATATAAACAAAAATGTTCATCAAGTGCCTATCTACGTCAATACTAGGATTATCATTTCCTGCCTTATTATTTTCTTCAATGATTATGAAATTGAATTATTATTTAAGAGGGCTAAAATTACTTGAAGTTTCTAAAAAAGCCCTTGTTCATGACATCGACACGTTCATGCAAACAAACAAACAGTTTTCTAGTTTGTGGCTACTTGATAATACAGTTCATGTCTTGTGTCGTCACGCTTACATCTTCTCTGGTAGGGATCCTATAATAATTATAGCAAATTCTTGTTCATTTGATTACGTTGACTTCATCTACAAAATACCACTATGGTATGATGTGTACTGTATTGACTTGCCTGGGTGCACTTTAAATCGTGGATCGAGTAAGGCAGACACAAATAATTCGAACGAGTATTGTTCCACACAATTAAACAAAATAATAACCTTACTTGGTACAGAAAAGTATACGCTAATTTGTGAGACGTATGGTGCTGGGTTGATTATTGAATCCTTAGTATCAAAGCACTTAAACATTGATAAAATAAGTCGTTTAGTTTTAATTAATTTCGAACCACAGAGCATTTACTTTTGGACACGGATGAAAATATCCATGCTTCAAATTGTAATGCGTAATTCGTGGTATTCATTGTTTTTTGCGGCGTTTCTCTTTGCAAGACCCAAAGCGTTGAATAGAATGAAAGCTACTTACAACCTTATCACAAAAAAAGAAACGGATGAGTTATGTATTTTTAATTATACAAGTTCGAATAATTGGTATTATTTGGAAGGCGACATTATTCATCTCTCAGATGAAGTTGAAACAACTTTAGTAGAAAGTAGTCAAACAGGTTATAGTAATGCTGTCTCGTTATCCAAAAGGGGTGATAACAAGCTCAAGGTTTCTAACTTTGATTTACTTCGCGATGCGGCAAGCAAAATAACGGTAGATTACTTTTTAGAAAGTATTTATACTTGTTCGGGTTCTCTCCACAACGAAAATTCCAGGAAAAAGTTTTAAATAAAAAAACTAAAAAAAATAAAAAACAACAAAAATCATTATTTTTTGTTTTAAAAACTTATATTGCGTTTTCAATAAAATGTCGTCGTTTTGTTCTTCTGGGTCTTGTGAGGGATATTTATGTGTTGGTTTATTAATTACGACTGTTGGTGAATCCGCGAGACGTCTTTGCGGGTTATGTGTTTTAGGATGTAAGGAGAAGGTTTGTGTTTTGGAAGAGGTGTTTGAAGAAAATGACTTGGTGATGACTGGAAACCGGTATCTTATTGAACCTCGCAAGTGGCCCTCTACTACAGTTGCCCGTTTAAAGACAGAGTACCAACCCGCAACGATTGATTTTGGAGCGTGTAGTTTTATCAAAGAGCGTATTGCGAGTTTACTCGCCAGAAATCAGCGAAAAAATATTCCTTTAATTAATTCATGCTTATCAGAAGATGGGTCGACCTTAATGGTTCAGGACACTTTACATTCCTTGTTAAGTAATGGAAAGACCAAGGAAACCGCGATTTGCGTAGATATGCCGAATTGCGACTTGTGTGCGAGTACACAGTGTCGTTATAAAGTCCAGTGCGACGAATGCTCTCAATTTACTTGCGGTTCATGGATTAGATTAAAAAGCACATGTGCTTATTGTAGACATCATTTGTCATCTTAATAATCAATAATTTTATGTATAATAATAAGATGAAATTATTTATATTTTAGTTTTAGTTTTAGTTTTAGTTCATTTAAAAAATCGTATGTAATCTTATTTTTCTTTTTAAGCTGTTTTCATCGTTAAATAAGAAAATTTTAAATTTCTGTAATTGATAATCTGTAAATTCGTCTCTTAGTGTCAATTTAGAGTATAATTTCAGTTCGGGTAAGTAAACAATGTATTGGAACAAGCCGTCATTTCTTGCCAATTTATCAAAGACGTACCCGTCATATTCTTTTGCCAACACGGTGGTGTCAGTACAACATAAGTGTAACAAGTCGCAGTCTATTTGAACTTTGCGAATAGATCGCATCGTAATGTTTATGTAGTCTAAATCGAGATTCCATTTGTCATAAAAACAGTTTGCTTTATCTGACAAATTTACAAGCCTTAAATTGCGTTGAAGAGCAATAATATTAAGCAAATCAACTAGGCGGCGGATGGGGCTCGTTATGTGAATGTACGAGTCTAATCCAAGCAACTCATGCCGCAAACTAGTCAAAGTAGAACCGTCAATATATTGGCCACTTGTGGAGCTGTTCCAGATTTGAATAAATTTGGCCACTTCTTCGGGGACGTGATCTGGGATGACCGATTTTTGGTTCACAATGGTGGACCTGAAAATGCCGTTGTTATATTTCAACATTTCACTTGCACAGTGATAATTCATAAAAATCATAAGGTAACTAACGACGTCGTGACTGTTGCGTACGTTATTCATGAACTTGTATTTTTTGGAAAGTTTTTGAACGACCGACAAAAGAAGAATGTAGTTGTCGTTTGTTAATAGACTAGGTTCTTCGTAGGAATAATTCTTGAAAAGTTTCACGAAAGAATTCAACCAAGACATTTGTGTTATTTCAAAGGAAGAAGAGAGAACTATATCCAACGTAAACGCAATGCGTGTTTTTCCAGACAATAAACTACATAACCCCTCGGACAAGATGGTAGGAAGCATGGGCCTTTTCCTGTCTGGTAAGTAAATGGTTGCAATGCGTCTAGAAAACGATTCCCAGAGGTTTAGCACATCCATCAATATGGAAACATTCGCAATGTAAATGCTTAATTTGTATCCGCCGTCGGTTTCAAGCGGTTCGATAGAAAACGCGTCGTCCAAATCGCTACTTTTTGGTGGATCAATAGAATAAATGTTTCGCGTTGTTCGGTCCTCGATAGTTGGAAAAGTTTGTTTCAAGTTTAGAAAGAGAGAATCGTGTGTCTCAATCGCTTCTATTTCTCTCGTGGCGTCTTTTTGAAACTTTTGTAGTGAGGCATTTAGACTTTTACAAAAGAGTTGATATTCGTAATAGTTTTCTAAAACATCCACGGAACCAATAACTTGAGATAAAGTGCCCATAGGATGCTTGTCATGCCATTCTGAAAATGAGAACGTGACATATTTATTCACTGTTATTTTGGAGAATCCAACATGTTTTATTTCATAAGGAATTAAAAATGGTGGTAAACGCGTATCGTCGGGTATACACTTGTAAATAAGTTTTCCGTTTTTCTTGGTCTGTCTCCCATAGGTTTTGTTTCCTGCCAATACAAGGATTCCAGGTATATCTGAGGTTGAGCGAATAGAAGAGTGCACTAACTGGATTGACTCACCGTCTCCAATTTTGAATATATCATTGGTGAAGAGTTTATGTTGAATTGGGTTCACTTGTATATTAGGTACGGAGGTGTATTGAAGAACCTCTAGTATGTCCCATTTTTCATACTCTCGGTCGTGAATTAATATTTTATAAGAGAGCGGAGGTTCCATTATTTTATGAAAAAATAATTTCTAGAAAATAATGATTTTATTATATTTCTACTCTTGGACAGAATAAAAAGATTATTTGTTGAACTTGTTTTTTATTATATTTAAAATAATCATTTTTCTTTAAAATAATCATTATTCAAGAGAATGCAAATTTTTGTCAAGACGTTAACCGGGAAAACTGTCACCCTGGAAGTAGAGCAGACGGATACAATTGAAAGCATTAAGGCTAAAATTCAAGATAAGGAGGGAATTCCTCCTGACCAACAACGTCTAATATATGCTGGCAAACAGCTTGAAGATGGTCGTACATTGGACGATTACAACATTCAAAAAGAGGCAACCATTCATTTAGTTTTACGTTTGAGAGGGGGATGTGATTTGGATCTTCTTCATTTTATCATTCTTGGTGTATTGATATTCAATTAAAAAATGGAGTAATTCGTTTAGTTGATAATACAAACATATTTTTTCTAGTATATATTATAAGAATGTTTTCTAGGATATTTAGTTTTTTTCGTAATATGTCTGACAGCAGAAACAAATGGTTATCTAATACTAAAAATATACCTTGCGATGCGGACTCTTTAATAACTCTGTCAAAAGGGCGACATAATCATTAATTTAGATATCATGTCCACGAATAATGTTTCTACTTTTTTTAATGTTGCGTTTATTCATTTTGTGAGAACCGCAAAACGAATTAGAGGAGATAATCGAGAACGTTTATTAAGTAGTCTTGAATTTTTAAAGAAAAATAAAATATTTTTACAGTTTGAGAAAAGCGATACTAAATACACTGTTCTACTTAAAACAATAAAAGATGAAGAAGTGGGAGATTTTGAAATTTTTTGCCACACTTCAGGGCTCTTAATGAGTATTTACGTGGACGATGACTACATGAATGGTCGCTTACGCAAACAAGGGCTATCTAGAGTAATGATTGCGGCAATGATATTTCAAATGGAATCAACGAATCCATTTCGTAGCGACCAGTTGTTTTTTATTGATGTGGACGCTAGCTACGAAAATGATCGTAGCTTCTGGGAGCATATTGGAATGAAATTATGCCGGTTTGATGAAGTTCAACGGAGCGGAATTCGTAAACTAAGCTTAACAGGAAGTGGAAATGAAAAGGTTATTACTTATAGTGACTTATCGTTGTGGTCACTGGGCGTTCCCAACGGGAATAATCAGGTTGTGATTAGATATTTTTAACTTCTTTTTCGCATAACTAGAGAGAAATGGTCATTCAAGAAATGTTTCATGTATTTACTTAAACCTTAAAAAATACAATTTAAACCATTGGCATTGCAGCAGCTTGTCCTCAGCCACCCTTCATTATATTTTTACGCGTATAACGTTTCCCCTTTTTTAATTTTGTTTTTGTTTTTTTAACTTGTCTCTTTCTTTGTTTGCTAGTAAAAA